GCCTTTACGCTAATACTTAATTCTTTTGCATATTTTCGAATACATCTAGGTGTTACACCTATAGCTTCTGATAATTCATTTTGTACAACTTTTCTAGACTTGCTACTAGCGTATTGGTCTATAATTAATTGTCTGTTTTTTTTACTTAAATTGTTTACGCTCATTTTTTTGATTTTTGTAAAAGTAAGTTAAATAATTGAATTACACAAGTTTATTTTAAGGCTTTACTTACAAACGCTTCAAAGCCTAGCTCTTTTAACTCGCCTATTCTGAATTGTTGCAATGGTTTTAAAGTGTCTAATTTTTCTTTACACTCAATAAAAGTAGGTTTTTCGCCGTCTTTTAAACACAACAAATCAGGTATTCCGTTTTTGTTCGTCTTTATTAAGTTGATAACATACCAACCTTCTTTTTTATATTGGTTTATTATTTTTGTCTGATGTTTAGATGCCATAGTCTTTTTTAAATATTCGTAAATTGTAATCTTTTTTATTTAAAACACTTTTATATATTTTGCTCTCAATACCGCACTTAGAAAACACCCAAAAAATCTCGTTTGTCTTTCTTTCCATTGTTGTAAGTCTGTCCCTACTTTGCCAATAACTTACCGCTGAGAAATCTATATTGTAATAAACTAAATAGTCTGCTTTTTTTAAACTTATTCCCTCACGACCACTTACGACTTGCAACGCTATATTCATTTTAGGGTCGCTATTAAACGTCTCTAAATCATTTGTTAGTGTTTCACCATAAATATGTTTTAAAGCGTTGTACTCCTCTTTAAATTTGTAGAAAATACCTATCTTATTATTTGCAAACTTATTCTTTATAAATTGAGCCTTTGACCAATCTATAACTTTACTATTACCGCTTTCAAATTTTATAGTTCCGCTACAAAGTTGATGTATTTTTGACTGTAACTTTGCACCCGTGTCAGCTAGTATCACTTCATCCTTACCTTGTACTACCAAATCTCTTAATAACGTCTTGCATAACTGATTGGTAATCGGTGACATATCGCAATATAATACATTTTCTATTACATTCGTCTCAAAACCTGCATCTTTTTGAGTTAATTTTATTAAATAGTTGTCAATAAATAAACTTACTTTGTGAAAATCCGCTTCTGAGTAGTCGATTGCTTCGTGTGTGCCTAAGTATTTGACTTTTTTTTCTACAAACGAGTTCGCCCATTTGTAAAATGTAGTGTATTGATGGAAAGGGCTAAATTTACTTACCCAAAATTGGTGGTAAACTTGGCTATATGATTCAGGGAAAGGTGTACCGCTTAGAAAAATCATAGGCAAATGACTATACATTTTTTTAAATAACCTTGCTCGTGTGCTTGGCTTAGGGAATGAGCCGAAGCGGTGGTGTTCATCGTGTATTACTAAATCATAAGAACCTGTTATTTTATGCAAACTTTCGTCATTCATAACGGTAAGATTAAATTCAAACCCAGCCATTTTATAATCGTCCTCAATGCTTTTTATTGCTTTCTTTTTAGTTAAGAATAACACATCTTTAGCACCGTACAATTTAGCTACGTTAAGAGATGTTAGCGTCTTTCCCGTTCTTACCTCCATTGCTAAGTAAACTATTTTTAATTTACTTAGCGTTTCTGTTGCTTTCTCTGATATCTCTTGTTGGTATGGTCTTAGTTTGAACATATTAAAACATTGTTAGTTGTTGTTGGTGTTCTTTTAATCTCTTGGTTGCTGCAAGGTAATAATCTTTGTCTAACTCACAGGCAGTTAAATCGTATTTTAAATTATGACAAGCTAGTGCAATAGAACCAGAGCCTAGATGTGTATCTAATATTTTATTTCCTTTTTCTGCATAGTTCATTAATAACCATTCGTAAAGTTTAATCGGTTTCTGCGTTGGGTGTACTTTACCTTTAGAATATGCTTCAATTCTACTCATTCTAAAAGCTTTACTTGCTTTATCAAAAGAAGTCCAAGATAATTCAAAATCCGCACCTGTAAACTCTTGCATTTTATCCCAAATAATGTTGCATCTTGTAGTTGGTAAATCAAAATAATTAGAACCCCAAATTATTTGATTTTTACTTACTCTAAATAACTCATCAAAGTATTCTTTTTTAGGTGCAATATCCCATTTTACAGAATCTCTATTATTATCAAACTTTGCTTTTCTAGTTCCTCCTCCATCAACTAATTTATTACCAATCCCATAAGGCGGGTCTACTATTGCAAGGTCAAAATGGTTATCTTCATACCTTGCCATTAATTCCATATTGCACTCGTTTGTTATCTCTATCATTATTTCAATTCTTTTTGAGTTAATGCGAAGTATAAGTTTTGTAATTGGTGTACATAAGGATAATCAATAAATATAAATTGATATGCATATCTGTTCTTAAATATTACAAAACCAGATTTGTCTGTTAAAATAAACTCATCTTCTTTGAATTTATCCCACCAATCTTCTGTTAATGGTATTGGTTCTATTTCTTCAAATTCTACATAATTCCAAGTTCTTTCATTTATGTAAACGTTGTCAGAATCTAAACCCCCAATAATAGAATATTCGTTATCAGAAGTTATAAATTTTACATAGTTACCCATTCTTAATTCGTTTGCTTTCATATCTTATTTATTTTCTTTATCAAATTTTTTAGCATAGTTGTATATCTGTTGTCTACTAACACCTAACAATTCTGCAAGTTCTGTTTTCTTAATATTTTGATTTGTAGCGTATATCTTTTTAAAATTAATATAATGGTCGTCTTTTGAATTTATACTACTTTTAATCTTGCCCCTTTCAATACTATTTGTTTTTATCTTCTTAGCCATATTAATAAAATACTTAGACAAAATCTCAGCTTTAAGCACACTTTCTACGGTTATGATATCTTTTGTTGTTCCGTTTTCCTCGTTTGATTCTAACGTATTTAAAATAAGTGCAAAGCGTGGTACGTATGCTTTCTGCTTTGGTAACATTGACTTCATATATTCATTTTCGAAATCACTATTTTGAATGTCTGTAATTTCATTAAAAATTCTAATCCATTCTACTTTAGCTTCGGGTGTCATTCTTGCAATAATTGGCTTAATTTCATCATCTTCGTTTGTCTTAATGCTTTTCTTTTGAGTTTCATAAAATCGGATGATATAATCTGAATACCAATTAATTTGACTTTCTTTCATATCCTTTTCAGAATATTTATCAACCGTTATTTCAGGATAGCAAAATAAAATTCTATCAATAAAACCGTTATCTTTGTTTTCATCCGTGTAAAACTCATCCATAATAGTTGGTTGAATACCACCTAAAATTGGCAAGAAAGCACGTTCAACAAAAGAAGACTTTGCGGTTTTTCTGTTTAGGTTTATTTGCTTACCACTCCAGCTAGATAACCAATGTTCTTTATCTCCACCCTCCCTATATTTATTCATATCTTTAAAGAACCCCGCAAGTTCGTCTTTCAACACTCCAATACCGTTTGAGTTTTCGTTATGTAATTCTATTAATGCTTCCAACGTAATGTCGTTTACAATAAATTGAGATTTTCGTGGTTGCCTTACTTCTTCTGTAAGACCTTTGTCTTTTTTGCTTAGTGTTTGGTAGTTTTCAAAAGCTTCTGAATCTTTAATATATTTCTTAATTTCTCTATTATTAATCTTTTCTAAAGGGAATGTCATAGCTGATATAGATGGGGTTTTACCTACTCCCGCTTTGCCGACTAAAGACAACCAAATATTTGCTGATTCGTTCCAACCTTTTTTAACTTCAATTTGCATAGAATTACCTATTATAATTGATGTAAGAAATAACAACGAACATCCCATATAATCAATACTATTATTTAAAGTTTGGTTAGAAACTAATATGTATTGCTGCAAAGATAATGGTAGTATCTCTAATGGGAATGTATCGTTATAGTCTATTGGTTCGGGTTGTGGTTCCGCTGTTTGTTCAAAAGTTTGTGTTTGCTTTAATCTATCTCCATAACCATCTTTGTATAATTGTTTAGCTGCTTCGCTAAAGTCGTTGTTATGTACTAAATGAGCATAAACAGAAAAAGCGTTATATGTTTTCTCAGCGTCAAAAGTTGTGCCTGTGCTAAAAAGATACATCAAACCGCTATCTTTGAAAATATACCCAGAATGAGGGCTTAGAGAACCGTGTCTTTTTATAATATATTTGTCTTTAATATTTCTAACTATTTTGAAATCATTTGATATTAAATCAAATACAGACGTTTTATTATTGTAGTCTTCCCAAGAACTTAGTTGATTTTCTTCGTTGTTATAAACTTTCTTTTCTATTTTTATTACGGGTTGTTCTTCTACAAAGTTATAGGTTCTTGAAACGGAAAATAGTATTTGCCTATCTTCATCGCTAATATAGTCGATGTCTTTATATGTCTTATCGGTTAGGTTTTTACCATCGTAATTAAATACATACCCTCCAATTCCCCTCGTTTCAAGTACGCATTGTTGATGTCCCTTTAATTTAGCGACTTTTAAATTACCCTCAACTCTTTTTGATTTATACAGGATATGATACCCAGCGTTTTTAGTTTTATAGATTACAAACTTATCGTTAAAATCAAAAATATTGTCCTGTAAAAAAGATAGGTATTCGCTCCAAAACTCTTTTTGTTCTTTAGCTGTAGAAAACACTTTTAAATCTACATCAATACACTCTAAGTCAGCAAATCCCGTAACTATTCCAACGTTATCTGTAGTTTGTAATTCGTAATGCTTAGCGAATACGTCTTTACTTATTGGCGTTGTTTGGTATTCTTTCCATTTTGTGTTAGGTATTTTATTATCTGATACCGTTATCAAACTAAAACCCTCATCTAATAGTCTATTGCATTTGTTTATCTCTATCATTTTAACAGCTTTCTATTATTTCGTAATTGTTTTTCATTTTCCAATCCCAAGACTTTTTACGCAATGTAATCATTTCTATTAACTCATCGCTTTGTTGTTGTGTTAAATCTGAAACTAATTTTTGAACTTCTGTTAAATCTGATTTATCAATTACAACTATTTTCTTTTCTTTCGGTGTAGATTCTTTAAAAAATAAGTTTAAATAGTTTTTTAATT